GCTGCCGCCGACCAGCGCATCGTCGAACGCGTCTCCTTCATCGAGGCCGGCAAGGACTCGTTCTTGGTCGTGGTCTCGAGTGCATTGACCTTCATCCGCAGGTCCGCGATGTCACGCACCACGCGCGGAACGTCCATCTCCGCCATTACTGCTCCTTGGCGACCGCAATCTCGTCCGTCTCGTGGGCGATGAGGTAGGCACGCTTGTAGAGGCTGGGTAGCTCGAGGCTGGCGGCGTTGCGCGTCTTCAGGTTGTCGACGATGTTCTCCGAGGTCATGAGCACGACGTTCACCGCGGTCGGCACCACGATCATGACCGTGCCGTGTGGGGTCGCGGACTCGAGCTGCGCGGGCTCGGACGGCGGCGGCGCGAGCGGCGCCTCCGCAGGTGTCGGCGTCACGCTGCCCCCGCCGCCGACGAGTCCCTTGGTTACAAGACGGCCGCCGTCGCTCATTGCCGAACCACGCGGTGCGTCTTGATCTTGTTCGGACCGATGTACTCGGTCGTCACGACAAACGTCGCGAACTCGCCTTCGCTCGACCCGCCGTCCGTCGCCGCCGCGGTCGCCGCGGCGTCACGGAACACGCGCATCCGTGCGGCAGTCTGGCCATTCGGATCTGTGTTGTTCGTCTGATCAACAAAGAAGTTGCCTTGCAGCAAGCCCGCGGCGATGGCAATGCCATCGGCAACGCTTCCAATAACACCATGGTCAGCGAGCGCAGCGTCCAGGATGTCGTCGGGAAGCTGCGCGACGAGCGTGGCCAGCTGGTCCAGGGTGGTCGTCGCCAAATCCTCGCGCGCGACGACGATCTGGAAGCCGCTCTTGCTGATCTTCACGAGCACGAACGGTGGCACGTTCTCGCTGGCATGCAGATCGTAGTAGTAGACGCCATCCTCGGACGAGGTCGGAACCCCGCCGGCGCGGTTCGCCCATGTCGCCCCACCGTCGATCGAGACGCGCACGACCCCCGCGGCGCTCAGATCAACGCCCGGCGTGAGCACGCCGTCGTCGTCGCGAAGCTCGAACGGGACTCTCGTCATGATCTCCTCACAGCTTGAAGTCGAAAACGCCGCCGTCGGCCCCGTTGCCCCCACTCGTGCCGGTCGAGCCGCCGGTGTTCCCTGCGCCTGCAGTGACGCTCGTCGACATCGTACCCGTGGTGTGCACGAGGATGATCGTGCCGCCGCCGCCTCCGCCGCCGCCACCCGTGGTCGTGCCGCCGCCGCCGCCAGTCGGCTTGCCGCCGCCGCCACCCTTGGCCTCGATCGTTCCAGAGCCGGCGAGCGTGCGCGCGAAGATGCCGACGACACCACCGCCACCACCGCCACCACCGCCGACAACGGTTCCGTCGCTGCATCCGCCGCCGCCGCCAGCCCCGCCGAAGTGCCACTGCGTGTTGCCGGCGCCGACGAGCACGCCACTGTATGCCGCGAAGAAATTGCGGACGGATCCCTGCGCGGCCGTGACCACCGCCAGGTTGCCGCCCGCGCCGCCCGCGCCGCCGACGCGCCCGCCGCCCGCGCCGCCTGCGCCGGTGCCAGTTCCGTTGCCGCCGGTGCCGGTGCCACCGGTGCCGCCGGTTCCCGTGGTCCAATAAACTGAGTTGTTGGTGCCGCCTGTGCCCGCGGCAGTCGTGCCGCCGCCGCCACCGTTGTTTCCGTTCGCCACGGTGCCAAACGACGGCGCTGCGCCCTTGCCGGTGTTCGACGCGCCGGTGACCGCGCCAGCGCTTCCGTTGTTCCTGATCGTGCCGTTGTTGGTCAGCGTGCCCGTGCAAAAAATGCGGAAGGCCTGCGTTCCTTGCGTCCCCGTAACCTGCGTGTCGGTCGCCGCGGGAACCACGGTCACCCCGTTGTCGATGAGGATCGAAGTGGCATTGATCTCGCGCGTCAGCGTGTAAACGCTGCCGCTCGGGGTGACGCCGAGGACTGGTGTCGAGCCATCGAAGTGCAGCGAGCCGTCGGAGCCGTCGCCAAAGATGCCCAACGTCGGGACGACTGACGACAGATCCGAGAACCCGAGCGTGCCGCCGGTGCGATAGAGCACCTGGCCATCGGCACTCGCCACGATGTCAGCGACGTCCGCAGTCGACCCGCCCGTGACACCGATAACACTCGTGCCGGCGCCCTGCGCCTCCATCCCGCGCGTGACCTTGTGCGCGCCGATCGACAACACGACGGAGCCCGCACTCGACGTGACATCTCCGCCCGCGAACGCAGGCAGGCTCGCAGCGGCGATCGTAGCCCACACGAGCGCCCCGCTCGCGCGTTGCAGCACCTGGCCATCCGCGTTCGCCGAAACGTCCGCGACGTCCGCCGTCGACCCCCCAGACACGCCGATGACGCTGGTCGCGTTGCCCTGCGTCTGCATTGCGCGTGTGACCTTGTGCGCGCCGATCACCGTGGTGATTGAGCCTGCGCTCGTCGTGACGTCGCCTGCTAGCGCGGGAAACCGACCGCTCGGCAACGTGCCTGTCACGAGGTCCGTCGCGGACCCGCTGGTCGCGATGGCCGCGAGGCCCGTGATGCTGCTCGCGGCAAGTGCCGCGAATGTCAGCACACCGCTGGCGCGCTGCAGCACCTGCCCGTCGACCGTGGCGTCGATGTCTGCCTCGGGACCGCTCGTGCCGGCGCTGCGTCCGATCACGCTGGTCGGATCGCCGTTCGTAAGCTCCGCACGAGAGATCGAGCCAGGTGACACGGACCCAAGGACCGTCCAGATCATGGCTCCTGTCGTGTTCTGCCAGATCGCGGGTGTCGACGTGTCGAGGAGGATGGACCCCTTCTCGCCAGGCACGATGCTATTCGGATCGCCGTCGAGCACGCGCACGTGCGGCTTGGTCAGCGTGCCAGTGTACGCGTCGATGGTGAGCCCAGTGCCCGACGCGTTGTCTCCCACGGAGAGCGAGTGGTTCACGCGTGTGTCCGTCAGCGTGAAGCTGGTCGCGGTCGTCAGCGGGGACGTCGAGGTCCCAGTTCCCGTGAAGTTCGCGTCGTGGTGCACCTGCGTGAGCCCGTTGCCACCGCCTCCCGCGATCGGGCCTCCGCCGATCGTCGAGGCGGAAGTGCTTCGACGTCCGCCCGAGCCTGTCGTCGCAACTTCCTCCTGTGGCTCCGGCGCACGCGCCGTGTCGCACGACCGAGCGGTGATCAAAACGGCCCAGGCCCCGATGGCCGTGGTGAGCGCGTAGCGAACGATGGTTTGTCGACTAGCCATGAACAGGCTCCCATTTCCCGTTAGTGACGTTGCCGTGCGCGCCGCACGTGCGGCAGAGCAGGCTCGGCGTGAGGGTGAGCGGGTCCGCGCAGATCACCTGATGCACGGGCGTGCCGTTGATCTCGCGCACCGCGCACAACGACTGACAGAGCGCGCTGGGATTACGGTAGTCCGGGTGCGTGTGCAGCCAGCCGATGAGTTTGTCGTCGGAGCCGAGCATGGCCTCGAACATGTGCCCGTGTCCGAGGTCGAGCTGGCCGACGTGCGGCTCGGGCTCCTTCGGATACGGCCGCGTCGTGCTCTCGGGCCGCCACGCGGGCTTGCCGTCGACCACGTCGATGTCGTCGGCCGTGCGCAGCGTCGGCACCTGGTAGCCGCGCGTTTCAAGGCAACGGCAGCACACCGAGCGCGTCGCCAGCTCGGTGCCGGGCACGTGGTAGAGCTTCGCGTCGACCTGGCCACACTCGCAGTCGCCGACGCCGAGGTAGATCGGACGCGCGCTCATCCGAGCGCCTCCGTCGGTTCGTACCAGTCGCTGCAGATCTCGTCGAGCCCGTAGTCAGGCAGCTTGCCATCGCCGCCGTTCCACAAGCGGTAGTGCGCCGACTTGCAAGCGTGTGCCTCCTTGTCGACATACTTGCAATTGCTGCAGTTCGACCCGCCCTTGGGCACGCGCATCGCCGCGACGTGATCGCGCGGGTATGTCGTCTTACCCTTACCGCCAGCCTTAAATGCGTCGAGCGTCACGTCGGGCGTCATGTCGAGCCCGAGCTTGGCGAGCGCGTCGAGCGCGCCTTGGGTGAACGGGCGCAGCAGTGCGCTCACTTGAAGCCTCCGCCCGAGTGCATGCCGCCGGTCTGCAGCGTCGCGGGCCCGACGACCGGCGACGTCTCGCCCTTGCCCGGCACCGAGAGCAGCTGCTTGCGCAGCTCGCTCGGGCTCATCGAAAAGGCTGCGTGCATCGCAGCCTTGAGACCGACGTTCTCGTGTCCCGTCAGCGGGATCTCATGCATGTCACGCGAAGCGACGTGCGCCTTGTCGATCGTGAACCGGCCTGCGAGCGTCTCGAGTGGCTTGTCCGTGCGCTCGCCCGCACCGAGGTAGCCGAGCGTGATGTGCGGCGTGAAGATGTGCGTGTCGCTCGGCTCGACGCCGTGGTCCTTGAGCGCGCGCACCATGTCGACGTGCAGATGCTCGAGGCCCGGCGCGTCGAGCAGCGCAACGAGCGCGGTCGTCGGCTTGCCGTCCTTCTGTGCGCCGTCGAAGTAGCCCCAGCCCTGGATCTTCGCTTCGATCGGTTCGGTGCGCTCGCCGATGCGGCGGAGCGCGGCGAGCGCGGCATGCACCTTCTCGGGCGGATGGTCCTCGAGGGCCTTCTTCGTGTACACGAGCGTGACGTGGTCGATCTCCTGGTGCTTGTCGGCGTCCGGGATCACCCGACGCTGCACCTCGGCGAGCTGGGACGACACGTGCTCGGGTACACGGACGTGAACGAAGAAGGCCTTCGGATTCACGTGGATCTGCGCCGTCTTCTCGCGGTCCGCCAGGACGCGAGCCAGCGCGATGGACAGGGAGACGGAGGCCACGGGGAAATTATAGAAACTTCAACCACTAGACAGCGATCCGGAAAATAATCTGCGGGAACCTATGTCGAGACCACGGGTCAAATGCAAACGCTGTCCACGTCCCGTCTCCAAGCGCAACAAGTCGTTTTGTGAACAGCATCGTCTCGAGTTCAACCGCGACGTCAAACGCAAGTACTACGACGATCCGGATCTCTACAAGTTCCGTATCAAACGGGCAACGCACCAGGCCCGGATCAAGGTCATGATCCGTCTCGGAGGGTTGCACTGCGCGGCGTGTCCCGAAGCCGACTACCGTGTGTTGACCATCGACCACGTCGACGGACTGGCGCCGCACGAGAAACGCAACAAAAGCGGCCGCGTCAAGACGTCGACACTGCTCTACGCGCTCCTCCGGGGCGACGAAGACCTCACGCGCTTTCGCGTGCTCTGCTGCAACTGCCAAATCCGCAACGAACACCGCCGGGGGAATCGAATATTGTTGCCGGACATCATCGAAGCGGTGCGAGAAGCAGGCGGTGTCTACCCTGACGAAGCCTTTCCGGGCCGGCCTCTATAATTCCTATGTGCCATCGAAAATCATCTGCTTCTGGCTGGTGCCAACCGACGAGTACGCGGTCGCGCTTCGTCGCTATCGAAGCTCGTCCGACGGACACTGCAGCCAGGTCATCGTGCCGTATCCCGGGCACACGCCGACCGTCCGCGGCTACCACAGCCACGAGATGAAAATCGAACGCCGCCCGCGCCGCGACGAATGGCACCACGTCAACAACGCCGTGTCCGCCGAGATGAAGCTCGACCCGCGCTGGCCGAAGGCCTGCGGCTGCGGCTACGCGTTCGCGGCCGACGACGCCTGGCAGCTCAACGAGCACCAGCTCTACCGGCGCAGCGACAGCGGCGAGCTGACCACGATCGCGGACGCGCCCGCCGGCGCGATGTACGACGCGCACTGGTACAAGCACCCCAGCGATCGGGCGAAGCTCGACGGGCTCAACCTCGTGGTCAAGACGCCCGAAGGCGACTGGCACATCGACGGCCCCTCGAACAACGGCAACGGCTGGACGCGCACCGGCGTGCCGCCGAACATCACGTGCTCGCCGTCGATCGGCATCGGCGGCGTCAACAAGCCGCAGCGGATGCATGGGTGGCTTCGGAACGGGGTCCTCGACATCGACTTCCCGTGAGGCGTCATGACGTACGTCGCGTATCTCTCGCATCCGATCGGACCGGCGGATCGCATCGAAGATCTGACCGCGCACCACGACAACCTCGAACACGCGAGCGCGTGGCTGCGGTTCCTCATCAACCACACGCCGTGGGCGATCATGTGTCCGTGGCTCGCGTACCTCAACGCGTTCGGCAAGAGCGAGCTGTACGGACCGCGCGCGCTCACCGACCAGGTCATGATGCTCGAGCGCTGCGACTTGCTCGTGCAGGTCGGCGGCTGGAAATCGCCACACATGGCGATCGAGGCGAATCACGCGAAGCGCCGCGACATGTTTGTCGTCGATCTCACCGACCTCGGGCTGCGCCCAATCCAGGAAGAGCACATCGCGCGGCAGCTGCGCCTGCGCTCAGCGGTGCTCGACAAGCTCACGAAGCGCCGCGTGTGGATGCCGCCGCTCGACGACACCGATGTCGACGCGCTCCGTGCGGCACAGATAGCCCTACAAGCCGACCCATTCTCCGACGACGCGAAGAACGTGATCCAGCGCATCATCGTCGCCGCGATGCGGAAGTAACGTAGGATCGTTCCATGAGCCGCGAAGAGATCAAGACCGTCAAGCTCGATGTCAAGGACATCATCGAGCCGACGTGGGCCACGATCGTCGCGATGCTCGAGCGTGTCAGCCCGCAAGGCGTGTTCGCCCTCAGGCTCGGCTTCATCGAACAGGCGCATCGCATCCTCGACGAGATGAGCCACGCCGATGCAAGGCCCGACCTCGTGAACAAGCTCCGCTACGTGACCGAAGTGCTCGCGCACCTACCATGGTCATGAGGGCCAAAAAAAAAGCAGCCCGTGGGCCGCTCCATACATTGGATAGCCCAGGGTCATTCCTTCGGCAAGGCCCACCGCGCGCACTTGATGCACGTGCAGAACCGCCGCTTGGAACGGTCACCGAGCGTCTTGTACTCGCCACGGCGGAACTTCTTCCCGCAAGCGGAGTGCACGTAGAAGATGCCCTTCTTCTTCGGGCGCGGCGGCTCGATCGTCGCGTACGTGGTGAAGTGGACGAGCTTGTGCTTCTCGGAAGCGAGGGTCACGTAGTTAGCCATTCGATCACGCACTCCACGCAGGTTGGATGATGGTCGGTGGTCTCGTAGTTCTGGTGCGGGCGTTCAGCGCGAACGATCGTACGTCCGCACTCGGTGAACACGCGCGTGTCCGTGTGGAGCCCGACGACGTGAACGACACCAACAATGTCCTCAACGAAGCGCGCCATCACGCGCCCGCCCACAGGCAGCGCACGCACGTGATCGCGCCGACGTCGCCCTCTTGAAGCTTCTCCTCGACCTTCTCGCCGCAACAGGCCCACCACTTCGAGCTTCGCCAGATCGCGCGGTGCACGACGCCGGCGGGATCGGCGTAGCGATACGAACCGAACTCGTCACTCTTACCTTCACGCAGCCGGCGCAGCGCCCACTGATCGTCCTCGACGGTGCTCTTCATTTGGTCCTCGGCATGCTGAAGCAGCGGATGCACGTGAGCACCGGACCCTCGCCGTCGAGATGCTGGTCGACCAGCTGTGGAACGACGCGTTCGTCATGGTCGCAACGCAGGACGAACGTCTCAGCGCCGTCGTGCTTGAGCGCGACGACGCGATGCACGAGCCCGTCGCGCTCGGTCGTCCACCAGAACGTCTGCATCGACGTCCACGTGAACGAGAACGTCTCGTTGCCGTCCGGGAACTCACGCTTGCCGCGAGCGAGCACCGTGCGGGGCACGCGTGGCATTCTCGGCATGCGCGGCATTCGGGGCAGCCGCGGCAACTGCAGCGGCGTGTCGGTCTGCTCGTACGGCTTCCCCCACTGTGCGGTCGGGTTTATATTGAGCTGCTTCGCTGACCACACGTCGAATGCCTTGGCGTACGACCACGGGCTCTCATCGGCGCGCTGCGCACGGAACCCGCCCTGCGAGATGACCGTGCGCGCTGTGCTGAGCAGATCATCGCGGTCTTTCTTCCGGCGTTCCCACCACCACGTGCGGCCCTCGTCGGAGATCTTCTTCGACTCGCGCCGGTAGTAGCGCTGCAAGACGAAGAAGCCCACGAGCACGGCCGCGCCGAGCGCCCAGCCGATCACCGCGAGAACCACGGCATCCTCGCGAAGCAGGCAACGCACGTCAGGTTGTCGAACGTCTCGCGTTGCACGTGCGCGTCACCGCAGTACGTGTCCTCGCAGAAGAACTCCCACAACGCGCGGCGCTCGTTGTAACCCTTCACGCGGTGAACAAGCCCGTCCTGGTCGACGCGCACGCCATTCGTGCGGTGCGCGTAGAGCCCGCTCGAGATCGCATTGATCAGCAGGTCAGGGATCGGTTCGGCCAATCGACATCCTCCCCGTCTTCGTGCCGAGGTATGTGTACGCCGCGGCCGTCAGGTTGATGACAGCGGCGAGGCACTGCACGCACGTCAGCGGGACCTCGGGGCCACACGGTTCCCAGTGCCCCGTGACGTGCTCATCGCAGAACGTGATCTCGGCGTCGACGTAGTCGACGCTGTTGTCGCGCTCGAGCACCGAGTACGCCGCGTTGAACGACGTGTGCACGACGCCGTACAGGTCCTTTGTTGCCACGAACGGACTAGCTGACATCGGGCACGCTCCTTCCATCCCAGGGCCATGCCACGCCCGCCGCCAAGTCGATGCCGATCGAATGACGCGGCGGCGCCACGCAGTACACGCAGTTCGGCGGACGGCTCGAGGAGAGGAACTTCGCGAGGTCGATCGCGATGACGTGGCCGCATATCGTCGAGTACACGACACGCGTCACCCAGTTGTTCCGCCCGCCGATGTTCACGTTGAAACTCCGGCGGTCCTTGACCACGCGATGCACGAGCGACCCGTCGAGCCACTGGTAGCGGAGCGGCATCGGGTCTTTCATCGACGTGCCTCGCGCGGCCTCGAGAATCTTCGCCTCGGTGGCGACGCGGTCCTTCTGGCGCTTGCGCTTCGCCTTCGGCGTCACGGCGCCCTCCACACGATGCTCTGGGTCACTCGGGCTCCGTCGCCACCGCGCAGCGCACGCATGTCGGCGTCGGGCGGTGAATCATCGTGCGCGGGTTGACATCATCGACGGAGACCTTCGTCCCGCACCACGTCGTGTACGAGACCTGCGTGACGTACGTGGGACGATCGAGTTGCTTCGATACGAGGTGCGTGATCCGCTTGGGGTCACGCCACAGCCAGGTCATTCGCTCATGCACGATCAGCCTCCGTCGCCTTGAGGTAGAGCGTCGACGCGAGCCGACGGCATCGACCGTACATCGACGGCGGCTTGATGTACTGCTGGAAGATACGACGCTCGGCCTCGGAGTACTCGGCGAGCACGTTGTTCACGTTCTTGCCGTACGCGTGCGCGAACAACACGGTCTTGAGATCCTGACGACGCGCGCACCCGTCGACCGCGCCCGCGGCGCACGGCACACATGTCAACGGTACGTCGTGCGGAACGTACGTCCCCGCGTTCGCGCGAAAGCCATCCCACGTGACCATGTGCCCGCAGCGCGTGTACGCCATCGAAGGGTACACCGCGCCCTTCGAGCCCGCGCGCGACGACATGTAGCCCTCGATGGCGAAGTGCACGAGTCCGTCGGTGTCGTCGACGAAGTGCATCGACCAGGGCGGCTTGACCACCCACTTCTTCTCAAGCGTCGGGAGCGGCATCTGTTGGTTTCTCCGCTTCGCGAAGGCCCTCGCACGAGAAACCCTCGGACTTGCCGCAGGGCTCGTCACAGTTTTCGCCGCAACCGTCGTCGGCGCAGCCGCACTCCTTACACTGGTGGCATTCGTTGCAGACGGCGAACTCCTCCTGCCCGAACGGGGCGAATCCGCACGAGTCGCACGTCTTCTCGTCCTCATAGCGCCAGCCCTTCTCGCGCAGGTACTCGTCGTCCTCCTCCTGCTCGGGCTCGATCTTGCCCACGCAACGGCCGTCATGCTGGGGCGCGCGTTCCGCGCAAGTCTCCTCCCACGAGTTCGCCTGCGTGAGGCAGTGGCGGCCCAGCTCCTGCGCGGCTTCCTCGTTGTAGTGGTAGACGAGCACCGACTCGCCGAAGTCGTCGCCGTCCGAGTTGTGCCTGACCAAGTACGCCTTCAGCATCGCGCCTCCTATGTTTATCACGTAAGCCTACAGGCCGCGAAGCTTGCTGCCCCACTCGTTGCGCATGGGTTCCGCGGGCTTGGTCGCCGCGCACGCGACGCAGGTGGGCGCGTCCCGGCCCGTGAGCCATGGGCGCAGGATCGGCGGAGGCGACTGCAGCAGCGCCTCGCCGTGCGGCAGAATGTATTCGTCGCTGTCAAGCTGGACCTGCTCGCCGCAGGCCATGGTCACACGTCGGAAGAAGCGTTTGACGATCTCGTCCACGGTCCACGTGTGCAGGAGCGCGCTCTCGGCGGCGTCGGGCCGACGCGTCGTGCCTTCCTCGATCGCGATCACATGCACGACATCGGTATCCGGATTCTTCCATGACTTGATCATGCGGTTCGCCTCCACAACCGTACCAGGCACTCGAGGCACTGCGCGTACGCCTCATCGCTGTCGTCGTACGTCGGCGGCCTCGCGCGGCCCATCGAGCAGAGGCATGTGCCGTCGCGCTTCGTCGCGTGCCACATGCCGTCGTGCCCGGTCACGTACTCGGTACGGGCGTAGCATTCCCACATCGTCCGCAAGGTCACTCCTTCGGACGTCGACGCGTGGTGCCCCAGTATTTCTTCGTGGTCTTGCCCGTGCGGCGCTCGGTGCGCGCGCCGACGCGCTTCCACTTCTTGCGGGAGCGCGCGACGTGCGTCGCATTGCAGCCTGCACCTGGGTTCGGATTTTCGAAGCGCGGGCCTGTCTCGGTGCGCTTGGACTTCTTGCGGCGGGGATTCGTGCGGTTGCTCATGGTTCCTCGTGGATAGCGTGCAACGAAATGCTGCATGGAATAATCAAGCAAGCGCAGTTTACCGTGGCCCCGATATGTCCAACGACTTCACGGCCAAACCGATGACCACCGCGAACACGGGCCACCGCATTCACTTCAAGGCGTACGCGCAGGACAACGTCAACAACCCGTCGCAGATCGCAGACACGAACCCGACGCTCGTGCTCGGCACCGTCGGCAACCCCTCGGTGCTCTCGGTCGCCATCGATCCGAGCGACCCGAGCGCGATCATCATCACCCCGAAGGCACCTGGGACCACGCAGTTCAACGTCGACGTGACGCCCGCGCTTCCCGCGGGCAAGGCGGTCACCGTGCACCAGACGATCGCCGCGCCACCGCCGGACTCTCGGCACCTCGACGTGCTCACGGACGATGACCCGTTCTAGCGGAGCCGGCTCTTCTTGATGTGCGCCTTCACGGCCTCGTACGCCTCGACGACGTCGCGCTGCGGCGAGTGCGGCGCGTGCCGGTACGCCTGCATCAGCTCGTAGAACTCGCGCTCGCCTGCCTCGCCGAACACGACGTTGGGCTCGGGAAACAGCTCACGCAGCCAGCGCTCGATGTACCTGGCCAGCTCGTCGCGCTCACCTTCGTCGTCGAAGGTGTCGCTGTTGAACACGGCAGCGTCGATCTCCTGGATTGCCTGCGCGACCTTGGGGTGCATCGGAATGCCTTTCATCGCCTCTGTGCTCCTGTGCAGCGCCGGGATGGCGTGCCGACGCAGAACGCGCTCAACCTTGGCATTCATCGCAGCGCTCCGGTGTGTCGCTCGGAAACTTCGGCCGTGAAAGCGGCCAGTCGCACCACGCGCACGTCTTCCGGGTGCCGAGACAGCTCACGCAGGTCACGCACTCGTATTCCGGCGGCGCCCACTTCACGCCGCAGATGAGGCGCAGCCCGCAGTACGTATCGCAGTCGGTGCCGTTGTAGCCGCGGTTGCTCGTCGCGCGCACCTTGTGCACGAGCACAGCATCGTCAGTACCGATGCGCGGCAACTGCCGGATCGTCCTCACAGACATACAGCCTCCTCGACGAGCGCGACCATGCAGCGGATGCACGCAGGGATGCCCCGCTTGTAGCTCAAGCGCTTCGAGTCCGAGTACAACATCTCTCCGCACATTGTCTGGTAGGCGCTGCCAGCGTCGGCGTCGACGACCTTGGTCGCTGTTGACCGGCGCACCGCATGTGTGATGCCCGGGCGCTCGCACTCGTCGAACTCGAGGATGATGCGCGGCTTCACCGCGCGTGCAGCTTCCTCGAGGTCCAATCGTGGAACTCGAACGTCGCGTGCGTCGGCACGAGACCGATCAGCGGGTGCGCGACGTTGTTGTGGAGCACCCACCAAAACGTGTGGCGCAGCCAGCTCTGCGCCGACCGGCGCTCGTCGTAGCGATTCTCGCTGCCGTCCTCGGGCTGCGTGAAGCCGTACTTCTCCTGCAGCCGACCGATGTAGTTGCGGATGCTCTTGTCGACGTGAAAGCCGTTGACCTTCTTCGGCGGCGCCGGCGTCTTCTTCGCGCAACCGCCCTCGCACTTACCGTGCTCGTCGAGATCCCAAACGATGCGCTGCTCGCCGCATTCGGCGCAGTGCTTGAACGTCATGTGTCCTTTCCGGCGACCTGCCATGGCCGCTCGCTTTCGTAAGCTACGCAGCGCACGCACGTCGCCGGCGTACCTTCGGGCTCGTAGTCGACATCCGTGAGACGCAGCGATGGTTCACACGCGAGGCAGAACTTGGGCTCCTCGAACGTCTCCATCTTCTCCTGCATGCCCTCGTACATACGGCGCCAACTCGTCACCATCATCGTCCCAACGTGGTGAATCACGCCCGACGGTTCTCGCCACTGTCGGAACGGTGGCTCGAGCCCCGGCAACAAGAGGCTCTCCAGTAGCGACGGTTTCGCCAGCTGCTCGCGGATGTACTCCGACCCGACAGCCGCGAACTTCTCGCGGTTCGCGGGCGCTTCCATGGCCTCGAAGATACGTGCCATCGCACGCTTGTGCGCCTTCTTGCGCTGCCGCTTGTTCACCAGTCCCCGTAGATGTAGTGCGCGTGCGACGCGTACGCGATGCCGTGGTAGCCACAGCCCTTGCGGCACGTACCCTCGAGCCGCGGCCAGCGCGAGCGAACCTCGTTCGAGGACATACGGAAACGGTCGGCAGTGTCCTTGTCGAAGCCGATGCCGTGGTCACACTCGACGCACGCGCAACGCACGCACGTGACGTGGTCGCCGGTCTCGGCGGTCTCGCGGATACGCGCGAGAGAGATGCCGGCCTGCAGGAAATCGCACTCCTCATCGCGGCAGCACATCGTGCGGACCTGCCAGTTCTCGACATGGTCACGATGACGCGCCTGCGCCTCGCAGATCTCGGTCTTGTTGTAGACCTCGTGCGCGACGTCATCATCGTCGAAAACGATCATCATGCTATGGCCTCCGGGTCGATCAGCACGGAGCACGCGCAGCGCACGCACGTCGGCGCCTCGCGCACGCAATACTCAACAAGCGTCACGCGGTCCTTGCCCCATTGGTTGCCGAGCGTCATGTTCGGCAGGCTACGCCCGCTGTAGCTGTTCGGCGAGCCAACCGCAAGCTGCTGGACGCGCGGCCGGCACGCGGCGCTAGCCTGCAGCCTGACAAGGTGGCCAGCCGCGTCGAAGAAGCGGCCGATTTTCACGGTGTGCAGGAGCCCGTCGGAATCGCGGCAGACCCAGATGTCGTACTTCGACTCGTTCTGTGAGCCGCCCATGGTCACTCCTTGTGCAGCTTCGCGCGCGGCAACGAGACGACGCCAGCCTCGTCGACCGCTGGCGACTGCTCGAGTGGGTACGCCTCCATCGCCGCTTTGATGATGGTGCTGTGCTTGATCCAGCCGAGGCGCTCGCGCGTGTACCGGCTGACCCAATTGGGGTAGTCGTACTCCAGCTCGACGACGAGGTCCTTCGCGCCGAGCAGGCGCGCGAGCCACGACGGCGTCAGGTGGATGACCGCATGCTCCCTGGTCAGCAGGACGACGCGCCGGACTTTCATGCGGCCTCGAACGAATGCATGTGCAGGTTGTGAAGGTCGCGCCCGTTGCCGCAGTGCACGCAGCGCGGCTTACCAAGCGCCTGAATCTCGAGCATCACGCACTCGAGGCACGTCGGAACGCAGTCGACACGCACGGGCGCCTTCTGGCCGGCCACGTTGTGGGTCAGCCACCACGGACACGCAGTGATGACCCACGTCGACGTGCCGGCGCTCTGCCGAAGCGCACGATGGTCGACCCCGTCGGCGTCGCGCACCGTCCATTCCGCTTCAGCGGGGGTTACTTCGTCGTCCACGTTCGATGTCCTCCATTCGGATGCAGCTGAGGCAAGTGAGCACCGTGACGCCGGGCAAGATGAACATCTCCCAGTACACGGACGGATCGCCCATGTTGTTCTGCAGGTCGTGGTCCTCGAACACGCCCATACAACAGGCGTACTTCCCGAGAAACGCGTTGGTGTTCGCGTCGAACATCGGCGAAGCGAGGTGCACCAACTCGTGTTTGCCGATCTCGCACGAACGAGCAAGAGCCCATGCAGGCAGCTTGATGCGCTGTCCATACACGGGTTCTTTGTCCGTGAACCGGACCTTCATGCCGTCACGACGCATCATCGGTGCTCGCAGGGCAGCCCGGACCCCAAGCGAGCCACGGATGGTACGCGCCGCGCACGAGGTCACGCAGCGCCGCGGCGACGACGTTGTACGGGTGCGGCGCCTTCTCGGCCGCCTCGTCCCAGACGGTACGAATCGTGCCCTGGTCGCTGATCGCCACGGCGGCGCCGGCTCGGCGGATGAAGTGCTTGCAGCACGAGCACTCGTGCTCGGTTGCCTTCTTGAAGATGGGATTCGTGCCCTCGGGGAACGCAGCCAGGTAGCACGCGTACAGCGCGTCGCCATCGACGTTGGTGACGTAAACCTGCGCGGCCTTGACGATGGCCTGGAAGGATGCAGCGACGGTCTTCGCGAAGGTCGGGAAGTTGTTAGTCATGGTTCGAGTCCTGGTTCTTGATTCAGTTGGAAGTCACGACGGCTCTGGAGCCGTCTCGTCCGCCGGCATGTCGTCCGCCATCGGCAGCTCGCCGACGTACAGCTCGAAGTCCTTCATCTCGCGATCTTCGCCGATCTCCTTCTTGCCGAGGAACACCACACGCACGGCATCTCCGCGCGTGAGCATCGCCGAGTCGGCAAGCTGGATGAGCTTGGTCCCGCTGACCATGAACGTACCCTTGTACGGCACGGCAACAAGCACGACTTCGTACGGCCCGAAGCTGCCGTCCCGCTGGGTGCGGCCGACGTAGTAGCCGATCAGCTCCTCACCATCTTGAGGGCGCCACGTGGTGGGCGAGCTGATCTTGCGCCACTTGACGTTCTTCAGCTTGCCCGCGGCGCTCATGCGACCGCCTGCAGCTCCGCCTTCGCCGCGACCTCAACGAGCAACGCAGCCGACGTCGCGGCAGCGGCCTCGAGCGCGTACTTCACGGCGGCGTCGGTGCGCGTCTGCGCGTTCATCTTGACGACGAAGTTGTTGACGTGGAACTTCGCCGTGTGCTCGCTGATCTGGAGCCGCGCGGCGATCACCTTGTTCGAGTGGCCTTGCATGACGAGCTTGGCGACTTCATGCTCACGCTCGGTCAGCTTATCGTAGGGGCGGGGCTTCTTGACGGGCATCAGGATCTCCACTTGCCTGCGGCGCACCACAGGCACGTGACGGGTTGCAGGTACTCCGGGAGAATCTCCCGATACAGGTACGAAGAGCTACGTGTACCATAAACATAGCCTTCGCGGGTTCGAGATAACGTCGGAGGGATCATGCAGACCGCGACGACTCTCGAATCGAGGAACGAATGCACGCGGTGGGTCAGCCCCTCGACGGACTTCCACGTCACGGGCTCGAGCGGCTCAGGTTCTTCGGGCCCAGGAGGCAACGCGAGGCGATCACCCACGCCCAAGGGTCTCTCTCGGACCGTAGTCAAAATACCCACGGCTGCAGTACTGCGCCCAGCACTCGAGGCACGTCGGCAGCGTGTGGTTGGTGTCCGGGTCCTTCACGAAGGTCTTGCGAACCAGGCATACGGTGTAGACGTGCAACACGACCTCGCCGTCCCGATCGTCGACCTTCATGCGAAGGACCATGTGCACGAGCCCCGGCGGCAGCCACAAGCTCACCACGGCCAACCGTTGCGCAGGTGCAGATCGATGCAGCGCAGGCACGTCACGGGTTTCTTCGAGACCGGCGGCTTCAACAAGCGGTCCGTGTTGTCACGACCGGCCCAGCAGATATCGCACTGCGTGGTCCAGTAGACCCGCGTGTCCTTGAACTCCTCGTAGAGGATGTGAACGAGGCCGCCTTCGCACACGTTGCCGATGCGGCCACGTCCCCATGGCACGTCACGGCACCTCGGCCGTCGAGCGCTCGAGGTCCCAGTAGCGCTCGATGAACTCGATGACGGTGTTGGGGTCGATGTTCTTGCTGAACACGATGTTCGGGCCGTGCTTGTCGAGCATCACGGCCTTGACCTTGTTCTCGTGCTTGTCGACGATCCACGTCTCGAGCCCATCGCTCGTGTTCTGCCCACACTCGTGGCTGCCGCACTCGTACGGCATCTGCGAACGCACGGGAAAGCCTGAGTTCTTACCGCCAGGGTAGCGCGTCTCGAAGCCGGGTTTGAGCGGGCAGTGGAAGTGGACGATGCAGTCGACGTCGGGGTGCTGCGCGAAGATGATACGCTGGCTCTGGCCGCCAACCGACGGCTTCGCGCCCATCGCAAGCACGCGGTCGTTGCCCTCGGCGATGACGTTGACCATGCCGACCTCGTCGAGGTGGTTGAAGTCGACGCCGCGGCGCGAGGTCACGAACATCGGCGCGTTGCCTGGCGCGACAGGCACCTTGAACGCGAAGTGCCCGACGGTCTTGCCCATGAACGGCTTGTACGCGCCGCGCTTGATGCAGTGGTTCACCACTTCCCTGAGGGAAGCGGGCACCACCTCACCGCCCCACGCGACGAGCTTGGCCTCGGTGTCGACCTGCGAGCGCGTGAAGTGGCCCTTGCTGCGCGCCAGCGCCATCCCGACAAGCTCGCGCAGCACGTACCGACGATCGGTCGACACGAAGTACGGCGCCTGCTCGGGCGTGACGACCATGTTCAGGCGCGTCACCAGGTCGTTGGCAAGCACCAGGTTGCACGACGACTTCTTCATCAGCTCGAGGCCGGCGAAGAACTGCTGCTGCTTCTCGGCGCCGGTCGTCGTCTTGAAGCCGACGAGGAAGATGTCCTTGCGCTGGCGGCGCACCTGCTGGATGACTTTCTCGGCGGGCCGCATCGACAGCGTCCGCGGGCCATCGCTCGTCATGAGCCGCCGCATCGCCTTGCCCACGCCTTCCGAATCGCCGCCGCCATCCTCGCGGGCGTAGTCGACGGACGTCGGCTCGAAGTCGCACAGCGCCGCCGGCAGAAAGATCGTACATGGCGCCGGGTCCATCACGCAGATGTGATCGAGCAGCGCCGCGATGTCGGCGTTGGTCTCGAGGTTGGGCGGATAAACCTCGTCCTCGATGCCCGAGCGCGCCGTCCAGATCTGGTGACGATTGCCCGCCATCTTCGTCGTGTAGAGATGGACGAGGTAGTCGCCCGCATCCTGCGCGCACGTGATCGCGTCGAACAGGTGGCGCACCGTCGCGCCGTAGGCGGGCGCGGACAGGGCGAGGTGCGGACGGATGTGGGCGACGGTGCCGCCGCCGATGATGTGAATCTTGCGCATGGTCGTTCCTTTCAGAGGATCTTGAGGTCGATGCGAGCCGACGAACCTTTCCAATCGATGGTCTGCGCGCCAAGCGCCCTGCCGACGGACAGCCAGTCAGGCACTTCGCTCGCGCAGCGCACGCACGTCGTATGTCGCTCATTGGATAGCTCACGGGGTTCGCAGTGCAGGTAGAGGCCGCAGTACGTCCGCAGCGACACGATGCCCGGCACGGCTTCGTCGTTCATCGCGCCGACGAGATGCGAGAGCGGCTCGTCGTCTTGCTGCACGGTCTTCACGGCGCAGGCCAGCTCGGGAAGTTGTCGCGTCCGACGTTGGTGTCGGGGGCCTGGTAACCGCACGCGTGGCAGAAACCGTCGTCGTCACTTTCGTGGTTGTGCTCGCCGCGGCGGATGCACTCACGCACGACATCCTCAATGCGCTCCTCGACAGCGTCGAAGCCCTCGACTACGCTGCACTGCGGGTCATGTCCGGCAAGAAGGTCTTCTGGCCGCCACTCCGCAATCGGGATGCCGCTGATCGACGCGCAGATGCACGGCGGCGGGACGTAGCCGACGCAGGGCACGCACGTCGCGACGCTCTCGCCGAGATTCTCCGGGCGGAACTCGATATACGAGCCGCAGCCGGTGAGCCCCGCACGGCGCTCCTTGTTCACGTGTCGGAAGGTATGGGTGAGCCCGTCGAAGCCGAAGTACGTCTTCACGGCCGATACCGCATGAAGGCCTTCGACCCGAGGAGCGGCCGTGGCGGGTGATTGTCGGTGAAGAGGGCGGCGATGCAGCACACGCACAACGGCGTCTCGTCTTTGATGTGCGCGAACGCCTCGTCGTTGCTGTTCTCGTCGATCTCGAAGCGCAGGTTGCACGCGGTCTGCACGCGAAGCCGGTACGAGTGCAGCGTACGCCCGACCTCGTGCCAGACGACGATGCAGGGCCCGAACTCGTAGCGCGCGACGGTCTTGCGCTCGAACGACTCGCCGTAGAGGTAGGGCATCAGGGGTCTCCCGTGTCGATGGGCTCGGTCGAGACCCACTTGAACAAGTCGGGCACGCGCCACGCGGTCATGCATCGCACGCACGTGACGACGCGCCCGTCGACCGCGTCGACGTCGTCCATCGCCACGACGGGATAGTTGCACGCAGTACGGGACGACGCGGAGCCTGGGATGTGGATGAGCGGATCGCCGAGGCGCTTCACCGTGTAGAACAGGTGCGTGCCGCGCGCGGTCAGGTTGCCCATCTGCTCGCCGTAAATCGGCTCCTCGCGCCCGCACTGCACGTCGTTGACGTCGAACGTCATGCCGTGCGCGATCTCGATGTCGTCACGGTTCAATGCCCAGGCCTTTCTCGATGAGCTGGCGCCGCAGGCTCTCGTAGCGCTCGAGCCGCCAGTGCTGGAGCCCCGAGGCCACGCCGGCGACGCAGAACACGCACGTGGGCACGGCGTCGTGCTTGACCTCGATGTCGAGCGTCGACGTCGCGAAGCCCGCCGCGCACACGGCCAGCTGCAGGCTCTTGGCGTCGCGCAGGTGGACGATGCCATCCTCGCGATCGCGCGTTCGACACATCAGGCGATAGCTCATGTCTCCCCCGGAAGCACTCTCTCCCAGCAACGGATGCACGTGACGGTCGAGGCCTGCGCGATCTCGCCGTGGCCCGGCCACTTCGCGACGCGCCCGCACAACGTGGTGAAGCTCGGCGATCGCCAGACGTCGTCGCGCTGGCGCGCGGCGCAGACGACGCTGGTCGCCAGCTCCTCAACGCGCAGCTCGTATTCGTCGAGCAGCGGGAACAGCTTCATCCACGCCTCCGATCACCGAGGCAAGCCACGCACGTCACGTGAATGTCGTCGGCGTCGCCGAGGTACTGAGGCGTCTCGCCGTCGACCTCCATCGTGGTCCCGCAGCGCGTGGCCCACGGGCGCGGCGGATCGTCGTGGTGGAAGCCTTCGGAGCCGGCATAGTGCACGACGCCACGGTAGCGGACGCGCTTCTTCCGTCGGATGTCGATCGCGTAGACCGTGGGCATCCTCGACCTTGTACCACGCGACGCGCGAGAGTTACGGACGACACAACGCGGCCCAGCAGCGCACGCACGTGACGAGCTGCTCGCGCGGCGCCTTGTAGTCCGCGGGCGACTCGCACACGCGCCCGCACGCGGCCTCGGCGTCGAGGTTGATGTCGATCACGACCGCGTGGCACACGCCCTCGCCCGTGGTCGGCTCGCCCTGCCAGTAGCGCTCGGAGAACCGGCTAGCCGCCGCCATCCTCGGCGCCTCGCGCGAGGCACTCCACGCACGTGATGACCTCGACGTTGTCCTTGGATGTGCGCGTGCTGACCGGCGCGGACGGCCCACACACCAGCACGAAGTCCGCCCAGTCGTGGCCATAGTGCAGCCAGCGCACGCCGTGCACGACGCCGTCGATGGTGACGTACGCGGTCAGCTCCTCTTCCTTTTCGACGATGACCAAACCGTCCATGTCACCCCTTCACATTCCACTCAACGTGCCACGGGCGCTGCGATTCGACCTTCGGGAAGTGCCCGAGGCACGCCACGCACGTGACCATCGACGGCACGATACGCGGGTCGCCCAGCTCGAGCCAACCGAGGCGGCGACCGCACATCAGCGCGTGCGAGCACGTCTTGCCCGACGCCGTCGGATACGAGAGACCCTTGTACGAATGCACGAGCCCGTCGACGAGCACGTGGCACTCGGTCAGTTCGGGGAATGGGTCCACGTGTCTCCCTTCGCGAACATCGCCGCCAAGCAACGCAGACACGTGACCGGCAGATCGCGCGGCGCCTCGTGGATAGCGCCCGCGCCTCGGCTGATCCCGCACGGCGTACGCGCGTACTCCATGTTCGAGATGATCTGCGCTGCGTGCACGATGGTCGTGTCCCGCTCCATGAAGTTACGCAGCGGCGAACTGTAGATGCGGAGCCGCGAACTGTAGATGCGGAGCCGCCAGCGCTCGCTCACGACGGCAGTTCGGCGGGCTCGATGAACCCGAAGATCCGCCCCACGAGCAGGAACGGCATGACGATCGCCGCGAGCACGATGCACTCGACGATGATCAGGAAGCGCAGCGGCAGCATGGCGATGTCCCACAGCATGTTTATCCCCCGAGCTTAGAGCAGAAGACGCAGTTCGTGAACGAGTAGAATTCGACCTGGGCGTCGTTGGGAATCGGCGTGCAACAGAGGGGCAACGCCGTGCGAACGTCGATCCGGTGACGAATGCCGTTGGCGTCACGGCAGAACACGAACATCTGCACCCCACGCTCGACGAACGCGTGAATGATCTGGTTGAACCGCTTGTCGTTGGCGTAGCGACGGAGGCGTTCGACGCGGCTCTCCTCGATCCGCGCCGCGCTCATGGGCGCGTGATCCGAAGGACGATGACCTTGGCCGCGAACGGCTGGTCGGACACCGCGAGCCACTCGCCCCCAAGGTGCGCGGCCCAGTCACGGAACTCGAACGCGCGCTCGTCGGGGTCACGGTACGCGGTGATCGGCAACGCGGCCACCAGCTCGCCCCCGGTGCGCAGCATCCCGTATGCGTGCTGCACGTGGTCGAGATGGTCGCCGAGCCCAGAGCGCGCGAACGGTGGGTTCATGACCGCGCGGTCGAACGAACCGCGTGGCATCTCGAGGAAGTCCTCGTAGTGCAGCACGACGACGTCGGGCCACGCGCGCCGCATCATGTAGGCACGCCGAGGGCCGTTACGCTCGACGGCGTGCACCCGAGCGCCCACCGCGACCAAGGCCTCGACGATCGCGCCTTCGCCCGCGCTCGGTTCGAGCACTTCGTGTCCCGGCATGACGCCGGCAAGCGCAACCAGCCACCGTGCGAACGATGGTGGCGACGGATACCAGCCGACATCGCGCGTCTCGTCGACAAAGCTCTCGAGGTCGGTGATGAGCGTGCGAGCCGCGTCCTCGTCCCAGCCTTTCGCGAGCGTATGCTGCGCGGTGATGATGCGACCACAGCGAGCGTCGCCGACCTCGGCAGCTGCCTTGATCGCCAAGCCCTGCTCGTAGAGCAGGGGCTGGTAGCGCCGGCGGAAGTCACTCTCCGTCATACGGGACCTTTCCACCGCCGGGCAGCCACACCTCGGCGCAGGGGTTGTGGATCGAGACGCCCGAAGGCCAGGGCTTGTTGATGACGCACCACACGCACGTCACGACACGGTCAGGCACGTCGAGCAACGTCTTGACGTAGGCGCGCCGGCACACGGTCGTGTAACCGCCGCCCGAGTCCTTCTTGTCACGCACCGCGTGCGTGAGCCCGTGCATCGTCGTGACCGTACCTATCGCGTTATAGAGAGACATCTCACGCAGCTTGGAATGCCCTCGATCATGTCGATGGTATCCCACGTCTCGGCGCCGCACCTAGAACGAGGAATGACGTCACCGTTCCTGTTCGGCTGCGGCAAGAAGATCACGTGCTTGAGCCCGCGCGAATCGCGACCCACGATGCGGTGGACGTTCGCGGCCGTGATGATGTCCATCCTCACGATGACACCACGGCCCAGCACGCGACGCAGTTGGGCGTGCCCTCGAGCGTCTTGAGCGGCGGCTCGCGCTCGCCCGTGCAGGCGATCTCGCCTTCGGAATCCATCAGGAAGCCTCCGTCGATGATGACCACGGCGCGGCGAAGTCCGTCGCGTTCGGCCCAACAGTGGCCACTCCACCAGCGCTTGTAGCTATGCACCGCTGCACCTCGCGCAGGTTGGGTAGCCTCGCTCGATGTCCTCGGCCTTGTACTTGGTCTCGGGGTACTCGAAGTCGTACCAGCCCTTCGCGATATCGTACGCATCGCACAGCTCGCACATCGGCACGTAGAACGGCGTCTTGTCGCGTAGCCAGTCAAAGCGCGCATCCTTGGGCACGTCGTCGACGACGATCGCGTAGTGGCGTAGCCCATCGGGTCCAACGAGCAGTGCGTCCGACATGTTCGAGACGTGCTTGTCGGTGGTGAGCCGCGGCGTGGGGATGTCGGTCACGCAAGCCTCCTCTCCGCCTCGGCGCGCTCGGCCATCCATTCCTGCGTGCTCTTCAGGTGCCGCCACGCGTGCTGCGACATCACGCAGCCCACGCACGTCGGATGATGAAACTCGCCGTGCAGGATGGACCAAATATTCTGCCACTTGTCGGGCTCGCAATGAAAGCGAACGCGAATGCCGCGGTTTCGGAGCACGACGTGCACGACGCCGTTCTTCACTGCAAGCGTGCCGCGCCAGTACGGTTTCATGACACCGCACAGTGCACGCAGTTCGGCGCGCTCTCGACGATGCGCATCTGGTCGACGATTTCGCTCGACGGCCACGGCTTGGCGTACGCCTGGTTGTGGGTGAACGGATGCCCGCAGCGCGTGAGCCCGTGCGTGCGCTCGTTGGGCCAGGTCGCGACGGCGTGCACAAGGCCCTTGCGGTCGACGATCTGACGGAACAGGGTCATGCAGGCACAATCTCCAGCTCGGAGACGTGCGACCACCCGGCCCAACCGCACGGGCCTTTCACATGCACGATACGTGTGCCTCGTCGCGGCCTCGAGATGATGACACCGATGCCACGCGGCTTCTTGTTGCCTTTCCGGCGCACGTGCATGCCGTGCTTGAACGTGTGATGGCGCTCCTCGACGAGCTTCTCGAGACGCTCGAGCCACTCGTTCTCGGCCTTGCCGCTGACCGACGGTGAACTCGGAGAACGGCACCTTCTCGAGCGCGGTGAACACGGCGGCGGCGCGAGCACGCAAGCGATCGCGCGCCATCGATTCGCCGAGCCAGTAGTCCTCCATCGGATGTCCCATCAGAGGCCTCCTTGCAACGAGACGTAACGTCGTTTGGCGCAGATGCACTGCACGCACGTGACCATCTCGACCTTGTCGTCGGCGGACGAGAACACGCGGCCGCCGCACGCAAGCTCGACTTCGTGCTGGGGATACTCGGGATCGTCGCGGCTGATGACGCGCGAGCGCGTCACGCCGTGCACGAGGCCACGCACCCAGAGGGTCTTGTCGAAGCTCACCGAAGTCTCGACAAGCTGCGCACAGCGCGGAGGATGACGATGCGAGCGATGTCGAAATCGATCGCGCCATCGGCCTTGCGCGGAGCCATCTCGGCCGCGGCGCGCGCCGTCGCCATGATGACGCTCGTCGTAGCTGCATCGGTCCCGCGTTTGCGAGCCTGCGCGACGACGTCATCCACAAACACCTGGACACTGTCGATCTCGTGCTTCAGCTGGAGGGCATTCATTCGTCGTCCTTAGGTTTACCGTGCCAACATCGCCGACACAATGCCGCGAAGCCCTCCGCGACCACGTTCGTGTATTCGTCGGTCTGCCGGGTGATGACGTCGATCTGGTGCTTCTCGACGTACACCTCGAACCAGCGTTCTTCGTGCTGCTCGACCGCCGGCGCGTACTTCTCGAAACCCTTGTGTCGACGGAACGGATAGCTCGGCTTGCCCATCAGCTGCGCGGGTCCAGCTTCGCGACGCTCGGCGCGCGGAGGACCGCGGCGACGACCTCCTCCTCGGTCATGAGGTAGAGAGCGTCCGCGTCGGTGAAAGATCGACTCACGCCGGCAGCCGTCCTTCCTGCACGCGGGCGACGAGCACAGCGAGCAGCTCGCGCTCGACGTCGCTGCCCTTCTTCGAGCAGCCGAACGCCCACGCGATGCTCTTGAGCGACCGCGTGTCGCTGTTGATGATCACGTTCGCGATCTGGCGGTGCTCGACCTTCACTGCCAGCCCTTCGGCGTCGGGCAGTGCTTCGCCCACGCCTTGAGGTCCGCCGGCATCGAGCGCCGGATCGTGAGCCGGTGGATCTCCTCGATGCCCTTGCTCGGGTCGCTCAGCGAGTGGTCCTTCTTGGGGCCGTCGCTCGCGAGCGAGTCGAGCGGGCGCGGCACGCCGGTGCGGAGGATCGTGCGCGCGCCGGGCAGCACCTCCCACTCGTCGCCGGAGACGCGCCGCAGCCAGCCGACGCGCGTGACGCCGTATCCGTAGTAGCTGCCGGCGACCTGAAAGATCTTCAACCCCGGGGACATGTCGGGCTCCTTCGTGAGCAAGTTGGA